GTTCAGCGGAGAGGGCGTGCGCAGCTTGACAGATTCCGCTGGAACGTAGGGTTAGCCATCGCGGCAACAACGGAGAACAAGGGCATGAAATACACGATTGATTGCATTGTGACGAATCGCGGTTGGCGCTACAGAGTGACGCTGTGGTGTGGCCGAGTTGTCTACCACGGTCAACGCGACTACGAGCGCCTCCAAGACGCCGAGCGGGCGGCGAAGTATTCACCGGGGCAGTTTAAGCCCGGCATTGATGATCTTTTCGTGGCCGGCTGTGGCTCACCGTTTGGGTGCGGGACATGATGAATTTTGCGAGTGATCAGACCGCGCCGACGTTCTGGGCACGGATTTACATGAGCGGCCCAATCGAAGCGGCAAAGCAGGCGCTGCGCGCTGAGTGCTTGCGCGAAGGGTTGTGCGTGACTATTGAGCCGACGCTGTTTATTTACACCGGCGGCGAAGAGGCTGGGTTTGTTGTCGGGCTGGCGAACTACCCGCGCTTTCCGAGCACACCAGAAGCGATAACACAGCGCGCCGAGCAACTGATTGACGCGCTGATCGGAGCAACACACCAACACAGCGCCATGCTGATGACACCGGAAACAACGCGGTGGGTCAGCATGCGCGATTTGACGCACAACGCCGGAAATAACGCGCCGCCTTCGGCGGTCGCCGTTGATTGACTTGTTAGAAGGGGCGAGCGATGGAAGCAAAAGATGATGACACTGGCAGCACAGAATACTGGCGCGACATTAAGCAGGCGCGGCAGGAAAAGAGGGCTGACAACCGCGAAAACTCTGCCGAGTATTTGACGCAGCACGGGATTCCGTTTGTGTCGAAGAACAGCGGGGCGCATCTGGTCGTTGAAGGCAAGGATTGCTTCATCGACTTCTGGCCGGGGCCTGGCAAGTGGCACAGCCGCTGCGGCAAGAAAGGTTTCGGCGTGCGCAATCTGGTGGCGTTCATTGGAGCGCCTTCTAACGCAGAAATAACCGGCGGCTGAAAGCCGTCCGCGTTGATTGACGGGTTAGACGGCAGAACGGAGGGTCTATGTACCACGAAGAAAAAGTGATTAACGGAGTGCTGTGCTGGCGCGGAACGCCAGACGGCGAATGGCAACAATACACCGCAGAGGCGCTGACCATTGCTTTGACATCGGAACGAGGCAGGGCGACAGATTTCGCGGCGCTGGCATCGAAGGCTTGCGAGAGGCTAGAAAATGTACGCAAAGCTATTGACGGCTAACGCATGATAGACACCTATCCAGGTGTATAACTTGGTAGATAGGCAGAATTACACCTAATAGGAATTATCATGATAGCCCTTGATGAACTAAAGCGTATCTTCACAGAGAAGCTGCAAGAGACAGGTAGCCTTGACGCTGCGTTGCTTAAGACGTGCTGGACTGCGTACAAGGCTGGAGTTAATGACAAACAGGATTCTAAAATGATTGACAATGAAGAATTAGAGAGTATCAAGTTAGATTTGAAGCGTGTAATACAGCAGCGGAATGATTGGGAGATTGGATATTCATACAAGAGCAATCAGCTAGATGCAATCATTAAGCAGCGCGATATTCTTATGGAAGCTGCAACATCAGTGGTTGCTAGATGGGAAACTCCTGCGTGGAAGGATGCAATGGCAACCGCAGTATTTATAGGACATTTACGTTCAGCAATTGAATATGTTGATAGCGTTAATGGTGAAAATAATGACTGATTCATCGCAAGTAATTCAAGGGACTCAAGAGTGGTTGAATCTTCGTTGCGGATTGGTCACGGCATCTCGTATCGCTGATGTTGTAGCAAAAACCAAGTCGGGGCCGTCGGCATCGCGTGCAAACTATAGATCTCAGTTGGCAGTAGAGATACTTACTGGTACGCCAGATGAATCTTTTACCAATGCAGCTATGCAGTGGGGAACTGAAACCGAGCCTCTAGCTAGGAATGCCTACGAGTCCCACAAAGGGCTGTTCGTTGAGCAGGTAGGATTGATCTACCATCCCACGATTAAAGGCTCAGGGGCTTCTCCTGATGGGTTGGTGGGTGATGATGGGCTTCTCGAAATCAAATGCCCTAATAGGACAACACATATTGACTACCTGTTGGACGGCAAGGTTCCATCGAAGTATCAGCCTCAAATGGCATGGCAATGCGCCTGCACTGGTAGAAAGTGGTGCGATTTCGTTAGCTTTGACCCAAGAATGCCTGAAGAACTACAGTTGTTTGTGATAAGGTACGTGCCTGAGCCAAACTACATCAAAGAACTTGAGGATGAGGTGAAGGGGTTTATTGGTGAGGTGAATGAGTTGGTTTCTAAATTACGGGAAAGGATGTGAGATGACTACAACTTTCATACAATGGAAAGGGACTGATCTGTGCATGGATTTTTATTGCCCTAAGTGCGGAGAACATTCTCATTTTGATGGAATGTTTGCCTATGTGATTGAGTGCCCTCATTGTAAACAGTTATTTGAAATGCCAACAGACATATCGGTTATTCCGATAGATAGAGCAGATGGGACTCCCGTTCTTTCTGCTGAATTAGATAATTAAAAAGGAGAGATAAAATTAATTCGCTAAACGCAATTGGAAGGGTGGGCCGTGATGCAGAAATTCGCTTTATGCCAGATGGTACGGCAGTCGCAGGATTTTCGTTTGCACTGACTTCTGGATATGGTCAAAAACAGGTTACCACTTGGCTTAACTGTTCCATCTTCGGGAAAAGAGCAGAAACTCTTGCTCCAATGCTTCTGAAAGGCACACAGATAGGCATTACAGGCGAGGTATTGCTTCGTGAATATACGGACAAGGAAGGCGTCAAGAAATCGAGCCTAGAGTGCCGCATTAACGATGTTACTTTGCTCGGCAAGTCTGATGGTGTGGATAAGCAGCCAGATAGGTCTAGTAAGAAGCAAGACAATCACGATGACCAAATTGACGACATGATTCCGTTCTAGCCATGTCTGAAGAAGATCATCAAGTAGGAGGAACCCACTACGCTAACAAGAAGGTTCAACCTTGGCACGCTATGGAAGCATGGATGACGCCGGATCAGTTCATCGGTTTTATGCTAGGAAATTGTATAAAATATTTAGCAAGGTGCAATGACAAGGGCGGTATCGAGGACTTGAAGAAGGCTCGGCACTACCTGAACAAGTTGATTGAGTTTCAAGAGCAATCTAATTAGTTTCACAGATTCCGCGCGGTCTTAACATGACACGAAAGGAGAGCTTTGTGACTGAAAATGAAAATTCCAGACTGCGCGGTATCTTACTTATGTCGGGTGGTTTGCTGATAGGTGGTGGATTGATGCTTGGAACAATGGCTGCAAAGTGGCCTACTGAGTGTACGGTTAAACTTTCAGATAAGTTTGGCGTGCGTCATGAGTATTTAGTCAAGTGTGGTGCGTAATGGCATGGAAAGAGATCAGCAAATGGGCAATAACAGACGGGACTTGGACGATCAGCAAGGCAGAGAACGTCCCATTCCCTTACGCACTGTGGATGAACAGGGAGAACTTCGGGTATTTCACTTCGTCGCAGGATGCGAAAGCTGCGATCACAAGCCAGAGTGTCCAGGAGAGGTTGTCTGCGATGAGTATGTCTACTGGCCGGGCTGGCAATAATGGAACTCTTTAGCATAAACTCAGAGCAATCAGTCATCGGAGCATTGCTGCTTGATGGGGATAAGCTCGACAGCATTCAGTCCCTTCTTCCAGCCCACTTCTATTCTCATGAGAGCCGTACCATATTCTCATGCATGAAGGAAATGTCTTCCAAAGGCCAGCCAATCGACGTAGTGACGGTTGCTGATTCCTTGGGCAAGGATTTGGCAGATATTGGCGGGATTATGTACCTTGGTGAGTTGGCTCAGAACACACCAGGTTCATACAACATTTCAACATACGCCAAAACAATCATCGAGAAAGCTAAACTTCGTGGATTGGTAGTTGCAGGGCAAACCATCTCAGACTTGGCTAAAGATTCACTACCGTTAGACCAAAAGATTGACCAAGCACAAGCAGCAGTCATGAAGCTGTCTGAGGATGTGCAGACCAAAGAGCCAATGCATATCGGTGACATTCTAAAGACCGCTATCGAGTCCGTAGAGAGGCGTACAACGCATCAAATGGATGGGATGCGTACCAACCTTAGGGATTTGGATTTAAAGCTGTCAGGGCTTCATAACGGTGATTTGGTAATCATTGCTGCTAGACCAGCTATGGGTAAATCGACCCTTGCAATGCAGATTGCATTCAATGCAGCAGAAAGCGGCAAGCCTGCACTATTCCTATCCCAGGAGATGAGCTATCAGCAATTGGCAGACCGATTAATTTCATCTGCTGGTAGGGTGGATATGGGCCGGTTGATTGAAGGCCGCCTAGAGGCTGAGGATTGGGACAGGATTGCAGTTGGTGTATCCAAGTTGCACGAATTGCCTCTATACGTTGATGACCAAGGTGCGCTCACGTTGCACTCAGTTTGTTCCAAGGCTAGGGCGCAGAAGCGTAAGCACGGTATTGGGTTGTTGGTCATTGACTACCTTCAGCTAATGTCTGGGAATGGAGACAACCGTAACTCGGAGATTGAAGTCATCAGCCGTGGGTTAAAGGCGCTTGCAAAAGAACTCCATATCCCAATCATCGCGCTGTCTCAGCTTTCGCGTAGTTGTGAGACTCGCCCTAACAAGAGGCCGATGCTGTCAGACCTTCGTGACTCAGGGGCAATCGAGCAGGATGCTGATGTTGTCATGTTCATTTATCGGGATGAGTTATACAATCCTGATACGCAAGAAAAGGGGATCGGAGAAATCCTTATCAGGAAAAACCGTCAGGGTAAGACAGGTGACTTGCGGATGGTGTTTAACGGTGAGAACTCAAGGTTCGATGACTTGGCTCATGGGTACACGCCACCAGAAGTTATTCGGAAGAATAGAGCAGCTAACGACCTTTAGGAGGATATGATGATTCTAGCATTTGGATTGATGTATCTGTGGGCAGGGTTTACCGTATCAGTTCTGGAGTACTGCTGCGGGGTATTCGATAGTGAACCATTAGTCACTCAAATAGATATTGCTCTAGTGGCAATTTTCCTTTGGCCTATTATGCTGCCATATCTCATTTATCACTTGCTGAAGAAGTGATTACTGCTTCTCATGCCAATCAATCAGGCTATTCAGTTGCCGTCTGCATTCTTCGTATTGCTCGAAGTTTTCGACGGCGTTTGAGAGGACTTGAGTATCACTGGCTCCGCTGGCCGTTTCAGGAACTCTTGAGGCGGCTGCGGACACAGCATCTTTACCAATGAGGGCATCGTTGTACAACCGGACAGCCCCATCACCAAGGCACAACTTGCCATCAGTTTCCACATACACCTTCTCCTTAATCGTTCGGTAAATCACCTTCTTGTTAGCTGATGCTTCTTGATACCGTTTCACCAATCCTCTAGCGAGTTTTTCATACTGAACCTTGGCTTCCAGTTGGTCTTGCAACTGTTCCGCAGCCTTCGCCTCCCATCGCCAGGAACAAACACGCCAGCCGGTTATGAACGAACCGACCAGCGCAATCAGAAGTAGTGCCGCGTATATAGCAGTGCGGTATAGAAAGAACTTTGTTTTAATTAGTGTCCACATTACTTGCTCTTTTCGGCTTCCTCGATACGGAACAGATGAGCAGCATAGGTATACACCCCTTCGGCATCAGTCCATTCAGTGTTCACGGTAACTCCATCTCGCACCCAGCAGCCGAAGTGTACATTGCCATCCTTGTCAGTAGCGTGAGCAGAGTAAGCGCCTTTAATTGGTGCGCCTGCTGGCAAGTCACACGGAGCCAGAGTCAGGACGATCTTCCCACCATCCTCGTTGTCCATCACCATGACTTTATCAAGAATGTCGGCCTTTGCTGGTGCAGGGCTGAATAGAAAAGCTACCAATCCAACCATGATGATTGCAAGTATGATGCCAAATATCTCACGGGTCTTGCTGTCCAGTTCGTCCATTTCCATCTCCTTAATGATTATTTATCCCAAACCTGCTTGTAGTTCTTTGAAAACCATTCTGCTTCTTCTGGAGTATCAAAATCAATAAAGTTTCCAGTCTCCATCACTTTATTAAAAGCAGAATCACCATAATCAACCAACTTTTTACCATCGTACAGAACGGTTGGATAAACAACATATTTCTTCCCATCATCCGTGTCTATTTCACCATAAGCCATTTTATGAGTAGCAACATTACCATCGCCAATGTCCAATACAGGATAGGATTCTTTATCTAAAATCCTTTTAACAAAAGACTTGTCTTGATTCTTTATCAAGATTTTCATTAGTTTTTCATAATCAGCCATAAGTATATCCCTATTGTGCTCCTGTTAGGCAAAGTTGCCGTTCTTTCTCCCTGCGCTTTGTAAGACCGGGTAATTCCACGTACTGACCAGTAGGCAATCTAGCCTTGTTCCAGCGTTTCAATTGATTACAAGCGCCTACATAGTCATTGCTACTCAGCATACGAGATGCTGTACTACCAGGCCCACAAGCTACTTTAGGCCCAAGGTTGTATGCCGCATCACCAAACGCTGCCAAGATCGGTTCCGGCAGTCCCGGATGGCACTTCTCAACTTGTTCAATCGCATGGAGCATATCCTTATTGAGTAGATGGCCGCATTCTTCAAGAGAGTACTTGCGAGTCTTGTCTACATCTCCTGTATGACCATAGCAGACCGTGACTATTCCGGGGGGGTCAAGATACCACCATTGCCTAAGTCCCTCAGCAGGGACAGCAATAGCCATAGCCAGAGTCGCAGCCAGAGTCATTCGTTTTGTTTTTGGTGTCATGTGTTATATATTACCACGAAACCCATCCACCTGACTTTTCCTTTTTGGAATTGTCAAGAAGAACTGGCATCCTTATGGTAATTCCTTTCTCAGGGTGAGTTATCCAAAGGGCTTGACGTGGTGGTTCAAATCCGAAGTTGTTAGAATAAGCGTATTCGCAGAACCCCTTTAGGCTTCCGTTCACAATCAGTCGTTCTAGTTGGATAAGTTGATGGAAGTGGCCTAGCAACATGGTATCGTACTCCATGTCGATCTGAGCATTGCGGCTACGCTTCTTGTGATCCCCACGAATGATTGGGCCAAGTGCGCCGATTACACCGTCTCCCCCTCTGAACTGATCGCCGTGCGTGAGCAGGTATCTGTGGTTGTAGATACGGTATAGCGCATCAGGGCCAGATGGGATTAGGAACTTGATACGTGAGTCTTTCTCATACCGCTTTGCAAGTAACTGGTAGAGTAACCAGTCAAAACTGGTAAAGTTACGCCCCTTAGCCCGTATTTTGTGCGTCATACGACCATGATTACCACTTACGCAAGGTACAAATACGTTACCAAACTCGTCAGCAAGGGTTTCGATGCACCAACTCAGCACTCCGAACAAGTCAAGAATTGTTGGCATTACCTCAGTTTCGTTGGTTGCCATGAGTTCTTCGTGAATGTCTCCTGAAATCATGTCGCCACCAAGGGCGAATACGATTCCTGGATAGTCAGGATTCACAACGTGATTGTTGAGCAGGTCAATGGTGGTTTCAATCATCCTCTTGGCACGCTTTTGGGCAATGCTCATGTCGAATGAATTCACACCACCAATCTGCTCAGGGTCTACAACTTCCCCCCAATGCCAATCTGATGCGAATAAAGTTGGAACTCCGGGAGATTTGCTTGGATGATTGCTAGTGGAGATTAACCAATTTGGTACTTTTGGCTCAAGTTCAGATAGACCTAGAATCTTGCTCTTTACATACTTGTCATCGAGCGTTTCACGACGCTGGATTGATATTTGCGCTTCAAGCGTCCGAATCCTATCCTTGAGCTCAACAGTTTCATTAATTATTGGATCAACGGAAAGATCAATGTTTTTAAGACTTGCGGCCTCTATGCGGTGAAGAAGCGTATTCCTTGGAATACCTAACATTTGTGCTGCGTGAGTTTTGTTGCCGTTACATTTTTGAAGTGCTACGATTGCTTCTTGAATCAACTCTATCGACAGCGGCTTTGTCGCCATTTCGGGAGTCCTTATCTATTGAAAATGGTGCTACATTTCCTGCTTAAGCCTATCCTTGCCTAGCTCACAAAGTAAAACACACTCTGCTGTAGTCATTCCGCATTGTGTGAATCCTAACAAATACTCGTCATCACTATCGTCAAGCCA